ACTCTCCATCTTGAGTATAGCTTCTACCTATCACGGAACCTGTTTGAAAGTATAACCTTAAAGCATCTTCTGGATTATAAGCAGCTCCTGTACCTAAATCAACTTCATTAAGACCATCAGCATCAATGAATACACCATCAGGCACAACCCTAGATATAACCTGCTGAAGCTTAAGGTGCGTTACTTGAATTAAGTCTGCAAAAGGAATCATACGCCTAACAAGAGACTCTATGTTACCTTTATACATACGAGGCGCTACTGCTATATAGTTTGGTATTGCGTGCTGTGAGGAAGACTTTGGTCTAACCATATTTCTTGACAGCTCCCATTTAAGTATAATGTTTGTCCCCATAACCATAATACCATCGTACCAAACATCAATAGTTTTTTCAATCTTTTCAAACTTACCATCGTCCATCATTTCAGATGGTGGATTAAATGTATCGTCCTTTTGAATTAATCTAACCCCTCCAGTATCAAGTATTTTCTTTTTATACACAAACTTCTTTGTCGTCTTATAGTTTACATATAATAACGTAGCTGAATCTTTATTAAAAAGACTATTTTGATAGAACTGTGCGTTGTTATAATAGTTATACCACGCCTGACTGTATTTAGATATCTCTTCAAGCTGTTCGTTAGTTAGGCTTGGATCTATCTTCAACAGCTCTGTAATAGCGACAGTCTTAATCTCACCCCAGTAGAAGCAATCTCTAAAATGAGGGTCCTCTGTATAACTATGAACTACATTTGCTGGATCTACATAATCTATCTGAACTCCACTTCCTGGTAGGAACTGGTGCTTAACTATACCCTTACCAATTACGGTTAAGTCATAGTCCACTCTGCTCCTTATGTCTGAATATCTATTATCTTCAAATATTGTGTTAATTGCAGTCTCCTCAGCTATTTCTATAGCTGGCTTGTAGTTTATCTGCATAAATAAATTAAGCTCCTCTGAATCCTGCGGAAGTTGATCTGCCTTTGTGTCAAAAACATCAACACCAAAAGAGTCTTTTATTTGATTTAGCATATCCTTAGAGACCATATCTTTCTCTATAGTCTCTTGATACTTGCTTCTTCTTTCTGCTGAAACAGCATCCTGAGCATAAGCCTTAACTCTAAAAAGTCTGTCAGACATTCCATTAACAACAATATCAACAAACTTAGGTATTATTGGAATTGGTGTCCAGTCAAGGTTTAAATGAGAAAGATCTCCATCTACGGATAATTCGTTTTTATACTTTGCAATTGATTGTTCTCCACGAGCATATAATCTAAGACGATGAAAGTCACCCCACTGATTATAAAATTTGCAATTCCCAGTATCTTTTCTAAACCACTCGTATTGAACGCTTTGCATTATTTGCAAACCATACTCTAGTGATTGTTTTTCTTTATCTGATGCAAATTGATTAGGAAAGCTTGTTGGATTGATCTTTATCGTTACTTCCTTCATTTACTTTAATATTTCGCTATATCTTCCGTTATTATTATATCTTGCAAATTTAATACTTATTTTTGAATCTTTTTTAACTGCTGAAAATGTGTACCTTTGGTTTGCCATTATTGCTAATCCTGAACTAATTGCAGCATCATGCTTTGTTCTATCATTTATATTAAACTTAGCCCAATCCTCCAATGTCTTTGTAAAATACATAGATCCCATCTCGTCATTATCTCTATAGGTTCCCTCTAGATCCATTCCAACATATTTTTCTATATACGATTCAATTCCAGACGCGTGAGCATGTATAACATCTTCAGATGAGTTAGGTATCCCCCCAAGTTCTTTTTCTGTCTTAGAAAGCTTGTGAGATGGTTTATCTGGCCTGTTTAACGAGAAAGATCTATACCCCCTATTCTTAAAATGATAAAGAAGTCTCTGCTTATTGTTTTCTATAAGCACAGGCATTCCGTAAAAAACACAAGCCATAAGAACATCCTCAAAGAATATCTCTGCCGTCTGCGGTCTTGCAATATATTCTAAAAAAAACTCGTTACTAGGCGCATTGTCCATATTAAACTTTGTTAGCCCATGAAGTGATCCTTTAGATCCACCCCCTCCAACTGTGCCAGATATATCATATGGATCACATCCAAACGCTCCAATATGCTCATTACCTGGATGCTTTTGACCATTTCTTACAACAACATTATTCATTAATTGATTTGATGGCAGCCAAGAGACTAAAAATCTACCTCTAACATCTGGAGTCCATACAACTACAGTGTCATTCTTTCCATCTCTCCAATGAAACGAACCCCTTGTCAACACTCTATCTTTTATAAGGCTATCGTTGTAGTCTATCTGCTGGTATATCTTTGTTAGATTAAATATAGATGACTTGCTCTCATCTCTAAATGCATGACCTTCAGTCCTTGGAAACTGACGATAGAATTCATTTAGCGCATCTGGATCGTTCTTTAGTGAATCAACTTCATTATCCCAAAAATCTATAGCACCAATCTTTATCATCCTATTGTCTACACCAAGTATTGGGGTTTTAGGAGCTCTAAATACAGGCATCCCATATCTATCTATATATCCCTCAAAGTTCCATTCCATAGGGATAAATAATCCATACAGGCCACTCTTTGTTTGACCATTTGCATTCCTTGTGTCTATCTTCGAATCTTCAAAAAGAGACTTGAAGTTTGCCCCTCCTTTATCTAAAGCATTTACAGTTGAGCCCATCATACATTTTCCTATGATCTTACTACCCAACCTAAGGCATGTCTTACGAACTCTCCATCCGTTAAGTATGTTGTTAGGTCTCTCTAATTTACCAGACTCATCCTCAATTAAAAGTCTAAGCTTCTCCCCATCATATGAGTTGTCAGATGTGTTACTCCAGTCGATAGACGTGTCTAATCCTTCAAGGTTAGACTCATCATTTTCATACATATTCTTTTTGGTAATCTTAGACGCTGGAACTCGGTATGCTAGCTCTGTCTTTGGCTTATCCATACCATCCATTATGGGCTTAAAGAAGAAAGGATAATTGCTTGATATAGGTACAACTTTATCGGTAAACATAGCCTTAGCATCTCCACCAGTCTTTGAGCATATACCTATCCTAGCATTCTTAGCTAGTGTTGCTACATTTACAGACTCAGCTGATGCCATAAATGAAAACCCAGAACGTCTGATCTTAAGATACGTCATTCCGAAGCATCTTTCATCAGCCTTGCATGCCTCCCAAAATATAAAAAATATTCTATTAGCCTCACGAAAGTCAGGATGACCTACGTCAATCTTTGTCCACTGTAGATACATATAATGAGATCCAGTCATGTAGGTTGGGACACCGTTATTCATAAAGAATATCCCCTCTTCCCTTCTTATAAACTCATTCTCTATATAATCGACCCATTTACTCTTAAAATCCTTTGGCATGGTATGCCAATGAAATATAGACTTAATATTATTAAGTTCATTAGGATACTCGTATGGTTCCCAGTACTGGTTCTCTTTTATCTCGTCCCTTTTTTGTATTAAATTTGGGACGAAAGGCAGCGCAATATTTACTCCGTTTATGTTATATATATCGCCAATAGTTCCATCTTTAGACACTATAACTATATCATACTTCTCATCATATCCGTACATCCACTGCTTACCCTTATTCTTATTAGTTATTACATTTTTAGGTATTAAGTTATGAACTATGGTGTATAAGCTATCTTGACCTTCCCTCTGCGAATCCTTTGATTGATGACTCTTTTGTTTTTGACTCTCCATTGATTAACTCTTTTTCTAATTCAATTCGATTAAGTATCTGAAAGGCATCCTCTATTGCGAGCCTTTTTGTTGCGGCAGCATTCTTAAGTTTATCTGCCGTCAGGTCTGTATCGTCACCAGTTATAATCTTATCCTCAGCGACCTTTATTAACTCTTCTACAGCCTTATAACCAGCCTCTATTATTCTTAGCTTTAGTTCCATTTAATTGTAATATTTTTAGTAAACATCCTGTACAACTTCTCTCCATCAATTGTGAATTCGTACTCACTATCTGGCTCGAAAGATACCTCATCTCCCTCTACAACACCTAATTCTTTTAGCTCGTCATTTGAATACTTCATAATTCCTAACAGTGGCTCAAAAACCCCTCCCTTGCTTATGTAAGATTCACGTGTTTTTACTGGTTTTACAAAACAATACTTAGAGTGTGTCTTCCACTCTCCGTTATGATTATACATAAAGTACTGATCATCATCAACAAAGAAAAGGTCATCCTTCAAGAAGCTAGTTCCGCTTCTTTCTTGACCCTTCATGTCGTAGTAAATTTTAAATGTATTGTGGTGAACAACAAGTATGTCACCGACAGAAATATCACCAACATAGTTATTTGGAATAGATATAACCTCTGCAAATCTATTTGCTGCTGTATGATCCTCCTGTGATACGCTGGTTATAAAGTCGATATCTCCTATCTTCTTTATATTGTCATACCTCCTACCGTTTGTAGGTCTAACGACAAAGTAAAATGGAGACTTCATTAGAAGTCAATATTATTCTCTGTAGATATAGGCATATTGGAATTAAACTTCTTCCACTTCTTAATCTCGTCATCCTTCTCTATCCAGATCTCAAAATCTCCAGTGCCTTCATTTATTCCGATATGATTTATCCTATGGCTACCACTAAGAACATCCTGACCTACTATGTAGTGCATAGCGCCATTCTTATAGTCAGCGCCAACTGATATCTTTCTTATTATATCCATTTTATTTAATTTTAAATTATATTATAGAGCAAACTCAATATAAGTTACGTAAACATCCATATCCCCAGTTCCACCTGTTGGATTAGATGTATAAAATCCTAATTTATAAATCTCATTATCTACACCTACCGATATTTGAAAACTAGCATTTGAACTAAAAGTAGTATATGAAACAGGAACTGCGCCACTAAGAATACTATTAAAAAGACTTAAAGAAAATGCATTCCCACTATTAGAAACTAAAGAAAACTGATTTTGTGCTATAGTATAATTTGTTCCCACACCACTTCTTTTACAAAGAATATTTAAAGGTATTTTAGCTACACCAGCTGTAGTACTATTTAATATTGGTATTGGCGTTGTAAACATTTGAAGTATTTGCGCTTGTGTTATAGTTGTTTTTATAACCTTAGTAGTGATATCACTCGTCAAGGCTATTGTGCCATCAGCATCAGGTAAAGCAATCTGTCTAAATGCTGTTAATGGAAAAGTATTAATTGAATGTCCAAAACCAGTGTCAGCATCAGCAGTTCCTATTAATACATTTGAATTAGTTATATCATAATTTAACTGTAAAACTGGATCACCACCACCTACATCAGTAGCAATTATATTCCCTGTTTCAATAGCATTTGTAGTTGTTGCGCCCAAATCAGTTACTTGTTGCAAAGTTTGACCTGCTCCTAAAGGTTTTATGACTTCCACCATAAATACTTTATCAGAACCACTTGTGTTATCAGTTAAAGTAAATCTTGCATAAGTATTTGCCTTAACTGTAAAATTGACTTGAGAAGCAACCCCATTTGGTTGTAAAAATTTAGCATCTTCAATAGGTATAACAACTAAGTTTAGTGTTGTAGACATATTTTGAACAACAAAAAAATCGCCTGTATCTTTATCTATATTAGATAATCCTAAAAAATTACGTGATGCAGCTGCTACGTATGCTCTTGTAAAATTTTTTGTAATCTTAGAATTTATAGTATCTGTATTTCCAGCAATAGATGATGAATTAGTATTCAATGATTCTTCAGTATATGAAACACCTCCAGCAGGTCCTTGAGGTCCAATTGGTCCAGCAGGACCTGTTGGTCCTACAGCTCCCTGTGAAGCTAATAGTGCCCAGTGTGTTGTGTCTTCATCTGGATACGGATTTACAGCTAGAGTAGTATCTAATATACAGAACCAAGATGCTCCATTCCATGAAACAGCATCATCTACAAAATAAGCAGTTTCATCCCCCCATACCCCCTGCCACTCTAAACCAGCAGGTCCAACAGGTCCTTGAGGTCCAGTCGGTCCAGTGTTTCCTTGAGGTCCAATTGGGCCCTGATTTATATTTCCAATGGTAGCAATTATACTACCAATACTAAAGTTCTTTGTTATATCTGAATTGTTAACATCAGTTCCAATAAGTACGTCATCAAGTTCTGGTGTAGATATTAATGGATATTCGCTAATTTTTGTCATCTTGTATCTCTCCTG